CCTGAGCCGAGACCTGATCCCGGACCTGACCCAAGACCTGATCCCAGACCTGAGCCCGGACCTGATCCTGGACCTGTTCCCGGACCTGATCCTGGACCTGTTCCCAGACCTGATCCCAGACCTGATCCCCGACCTGATCCCCGACCTGATCCCAGACCTGATCCCCGACCTGATCCCAGACCTGAGCCCGGACCTGATCCCGGACCTGATCCAAGACCTGAGCCCGGACCTGATCCCCGACCTGAGCCCGGACCTGACCCCCGACCTGATCCCGGACCTGATCCTGGACCTGAGCCCAGACCTGAGCCCGGACCTGATCCAAGACCTGATCCTGGACCTGATCCCAGACCTGATCCCGGACCTGATCCCGGACCTGACCCCAGACCTGACCCAAGACCTGATCCCAGACCTGTTCCCGGACCTGATCTCCGACCTGAGCCCGGACCTGATCCCAGACCTGATCCCGGACCTGATCCCAGACCTGATCCTGGACCTGATCCGGCTTGGCGGGCAATATCGTGTTTTCGATGATTTTCAAAAACGGAAGCGCACAACATGCAGCCAGTGGGCTATCAACAATAATCGTTCCCTCATAATCCCTGCCAAGCCAGTCCATGAGTTTTTTGGAATACGTCCGTGCCGCATCTTCATCGATCGGATCGCACGAAAGCCCCTTTTCGATGCCCATTTGCGCGTACAGTTTGAGTTTTTCCTCTTGTTCCGATGTAAGTTTTTCAATTTTCATTTTTATCCTTTCCGCTGTCTTACCATGGAATTTCATCGGTGCCCAGTCCATCCATCTCTGGAAGGTTTTTTAAGAAAAAAAATGATCCCTAAAACATGGTTTTCCCTATCGACCAGATGCTTCAAAATGGTAAATCATTCGCATCCACCAGCTCGTCAACTGGGTCAGCGGCGAAAAAGTCTTCATCCTCGGCGACGTCCTGCCATTCTGGAGGATCGCCGTACTCATGGCCGATTATCTCCGGATATTTCTTGCCAGGGCTGAACCGCAAAGTAATGCCGGTGGTCCTGGCAACGGCGTCGGCCTTGGCGAGTGCGACAGCGTCCATGACCGTAGCCGGGACCGGCGCGCGGGAGCGCTGTCGCCACCATTTTTCGGCATTTCCCCGGGCCCAACTTCCCAATGGATGATTAAAGCAGAGAAATTCCGACTCCGATTTACCCAGGAGTTTGTCTACTACGTACTCCACCCGCAGGGTGACGGAGTCGCCTTCCGGCTTGCGCTTGACATTTTCGTGATAGCGGACGCCGAAGACCTCTTCTTCAATTATGGTGTCTTCGCCCGACAGAATAGGCGCGTCGCCTGCTTCGCTGTTGTGCCGCGATGCATAATTAACCGGGAATTCGTATTCGCAATTCGGGCAAATCCGGTATTGCGCCGCGATGACTTCGTGGCAGTTCGGACATTCCTTGCCCGGCGCTTCCTCCGCCTTTTTTTTCTTTTTCGAACGGTCGTGTACTTCGATTTGGTCAATCGGGCCATGGCGCAGGGCGTTGTCGCCGTAGTCGAGAATCAGGCAATCAGGCTTTGACGAATGCAGGCGCAAGCCACGTCCGACCATTTGGCAGTACAGTCCCGCCGACATGGTGGCGCGCAGCAGGACAACGGCGTCCACATTGGGTGCGTCAAAGCCGGTGGTCAACACGCCGACATTGACGAGAAATCGAATCTCCCCCGCGCGAAAACGACGAATCATATCAGCCCGTTCCGCCTTTGGCGTATCGCCAACAACGATTTCGCCGCCAAGGATTTCGGCAACCATCCGCGCATGCTCGACGCCGGCGGCGAAAATCAGGATCGATTTTCTGTCGGCGCACAACTGCAAAATTTCCGTGCAAGCCGGTTTGATGACCGATTCAAACGCCGCCTGCATTTCGTCCGTGGCGAAATCGCCGGTTGACGAAATGCGGACATTATCCAGGTTGGCGCATTCAAGCCCGCGTTTTGTCCGGAGAGGGCACAGCCAGCCGTCGAGGATCAGTTCCTTTACGTTTGCTTCGTAACAGACATGGTTCAGGATATTTTCCGGTTTGCACAAAACGCCGGTACCGAGGCGGAAAGGCGTCGCCGTCAGACCGATAACCCTGACATTCGGGTTTGCAACCTTGGCGTCGCGTAAAAAGGTAAGATACCGGCCTTCGCCCGACTCCGGGATCAAATGCGCCTCGTCGACCAGGATCAAGTCAAAGGCCCCGAGGTCGAAAGCCTTGTTCGCCACTGTTTGGATGCCGGCGACAATGACGGGATGAACCGTGTCGCGGCGACTAAGCCCCGCGGAGTGCAGTCCAACCATATTGACCGGCAGGAACGACGCCAGGTGATTCGCCGCCTGCTCCAGTAGTTCCTTGACGTGGGACAATACCAAAATACGACCATGCCATTGTAAGACAGTGTCCGAACAGATTTGCGCAAGCAGGGGCGTTTTGCCCGAACCCGTTGGCAACACCACGCAAGGGTTGTCGTCCCGCCGGCGGAGGTGCTCGTATATTGCGGTCAAGGCGGCTTGCTGGTAGGGGCGGAGTTGAAGGATCATTATTCCATCCCCGGCAATTTCCGCTGCATCTCATCGCCGCGCAACCGGCGATCCTCGATGATTTCACCAGTGTCAAGCCGTACAATGGTGACGTTTTCGGTTTTGTAATTGCGGGTAACTTTACACAGGACATCGTCAAACCGATAGCCGTCGCGGACAAGGCCCTGGAAGTGGTCAATATCCGCCTGGATGCGACTGCATTCGCCCTTAAACTGGTTTTTGATCGCTGTGAGGTCGTCCTCCTTGCGCTTCAAGTCCTCCATCGCCTGGACCAGACTGGACGCGGCTTTTTGCTTCTCGTCATCGGAAAGGAAGCATTTCAAGCGCTTTTCGTATTCACTGAATTCGATGTGCGGCTCTTCCTCCTCCGTGCCGTCCTCGATCGAGGCGTCGATTTGGGTTGCCTCTGCTTCGGCGGCCTCGTCCTTGCTTTTTTTGCCGCGTCTTTTTTTCGCTTCCTTGCGGTCTTGTTTTTCGCCTTCCGCCTGGTAGGTCCGGCGCATCCCTTCGGCAATCTGCATGGCATGTGTGATCAGTTCGGCGTCGTTGCCTTCGAAAGGCGAATCCATGACATGCACCCGTTTGCCAGTGATGTCGATTTCGCCTTCGAACTCCAGTTGCGTAATTTTTCCGTCCTCATCGGGGGCATAGGAAAGAGATAGTTTTGCGCCGTCATTCAGCACGAGAGGTATATTCATGATTGGTTTTTCTCCAGTTCGGTTATGGTGATGTGAACGAAGCTTTCCTCCGCGTCGACGAATTGCGCTTCGTCTTCGACTATAAACTTGTCATCCGCGATAACGCCGTGATGGATAACTGCCGCGCGCTTCTTGCGGTCGGAAATGGCGTCATAGACGGCTTTGCGGATGTTGTCTATATCCCGCGTGCGCCTGTCGGGCGGCGCCAGCAACAAAGTCACCCTGACATTTCCGGACAAGCGCGGCCAACCCAGGCGGGAAAACTCCGCCGCCGCATGCCGACGAAACAGCCTCCCCGCTTCTTTAAGATAAACCCCGCCTTGGTGCCGTCGCCCATAGTAGTGGTTCACGGACGGCGGCCAGGGCAGGCGAAAGGATAGAGACCTCATCAGAACGGCACTTGATCGGAGGCCGCGACCTGGTCGGGGGTCATCCCGATCGTGGGCTGTTGCGGGGCGTTACGCGCATAGGGCGGATTGCCGGTGTTTTGCCGCGGCGCGGCGGCGTTCTCGTCCTTTTTCATATAGCGGGTGATTCGGTTTTCATCCTTCGTTGGATCGTCTTTGCGTTTGGCGCATTTCAGCATTACCTGGAATCGGATATTGTGCAGCTCCTCGGGGTTTTTGGGTTCCCTTACGCCGGTCGCTTCCCTGATGCCGGCAAGTTCGCCTCTGGCGATAACTACGGCCTGTTTATTGGGGTTGTCCAGGTTGAGCCTTGCGACAATGATATTGCCGGCGTGTTCGCCGTCGGTGACCGCTAGATTCAACTGGAGGTACTTGCCGTCGCGATTTTTAGTTTCCTTCCACTCACTACTTACGATTTTTACCGTGTACGTACCGTTTGGAAGAACGGCAACGCCTTCATTGGGTTTGTCGTCTACGCTGTAATAGTTGCGAAAATCAGTAGTCATTAACAATCTCCTCTAAATAATTATGCGTCGGGTGTAGTGTGCATCGAGGCGACCGCTTCCGCCTCGTCCCGCAATTCAATCAACCGGTTACGGAGTTGCGACAGTTTGGATCGGGACGCCTTGGCGATGTCGTCAAGGTTGGAGCGGCCAAGCCACGCCAGCGTCTTGGCCGCGCTATCGGGCGGGAGGTAGCGCCAGAGGTCGCGAATCTCGGCCACAAGCTTGTTGATGTTGCCAAGGTTTTCGCGGATCGCCGCCCAGGACAGGGGAAGGGTTGCCGGCAGTTCATAGCCGACGCGGGTCTTGCAGTCGTCCTCGGCGCCGCCGGCGAACGTGAGCCGACGCGCCTTGACGCGCGCGCCGTCGACAATTTCCTCGTCGGTTGATGCCTTGGCCTTGGTAGTCCGCCCGTCCCTGTCCTTGCTCACGGTCGAAGTGCTGTAGACATAATCGGCGCGGCCGATGACGTCGAAATCGCCATGCAGCTCAAGCCAGACCGGTTTTGGGATCGACGGCGCGGAGACAACCATATTGTCCCCCAGGGGATTGTTCCGGGTGTATTGGCCGGTATGCGCCAGGACCAGCACCAGCATGCCGCGCCGCTTGCACGTCATCAGCAGGGGGATGACTTCGCGGCGAATGTCCTTGGCAACAGCCGTCCAGCCGGATGTTCCGCCATAGCCGACGAAATCATAAAGCGGCTTGCCTTTTTCACCCGGAATGTCTTTCTTGGCCTGGTGGTAAAGATCCATAAGGCGATTCAAGGTATCGATGACGACTGTCTTATACCCGTGGTCGCCATGGGCAACGGCCTTGAGGTTTTCAAGAAACTGGTCAAGGGTTGTGGCGACGGGGAAGCGGTGGACGTCGATATTTTCCACGCCTTCCTCAAGCGGAATAAAAATCGGGTCTTCCGTCTGACTGCCGGTTGTGGATTTGCCGACGCCGGGCACGCCGAAAAGGCACATTATCGGTTGAAGGTTTTGCGCTTCGGTAATGATCCCCGGAAGCGTCTTTAACGGTGTTGTTGTCATACATTCCCTCTCTAATTGAATTTAAAGGACGCTGTACGCGGGTCTTCGTATCCCGTCGGCCAGACGTCGGCCGCCAGGCATTGGGCATAGTTGGTCAGGGCCAGCCGGTTCATTTCAGAGAAATAATCAAGGTCTTCCGGACTGATATTCCATACGCCCACGCGGAATGGCTGTTTTTTCTCCGCCGCGAGTACGACGAAGCCGGCGTCGATCCCCGTCGCCTGGCGGAGGACATCGCGGTACAGGGCGAATTGATGCGGGTATTCATAGCGTTTTGAATCCTTTTCAAACCAGGTCATTTCCTCCGCTGTCTTGAGGTCGACAATGACATGGTTGCCGTCGGCGTCATGGGTCAGCCAGTCCATGCGGATTTGGCAGGGGACGCCGTGGAGGTCCGCGCGGACCACCAATTCCGGCCAGCCGAAAGCGAGGTAGGCGGTCGCTATTTCGTGGTTGTCCACCATCCGGCGCATGGCGAAC